CATGATTGTGCTTTTGATGCTCTGCAACTTGTTCGAGGACAACAATGAATTCTAGGTTCTATACCAATATTAGCATAGTAGGTTCTAATGTTCTAGTTCGGGAAGTCGTTGACGGCATTCCGAACATGAGAAAAGATTTGTGGGAACCTACTCTTTACGTGAAGCGTCAAGGTAATGTAGGTACTCATAAGACGCTGTACGGTGATTCAGTGACTGCACATCGCCCGGGTACTCTAGTTGAAACACGCGAGTATATCAAACAGTATGAAGATGTGTCTGGATTTGAGATTTTTGGTCAGTTAAACTTTAATCTCCAATACATGAATGAGTATAAGCCTATAGGCTGGCAATATAAATTAATTTCATCTTGGAGCATCGACATTGAGACGAAAGTTCCGGAAGATGCTAATGGTACGACATACTTTCCAACACCCGAGAATGCTGATGGTGATATTCTCCTAATCACATTGACAAACATGCACACTGGTGTTTGCTTTACTTGGGGCTCACAGGAAGTATATCACGGTAAGGACACCCATTACACACAATGTCCTGATGAATATACTCTGTTGAAACTGTTCCTGCAATTCTGGGAACAAAAGAAGATTGACATCATCACTGGCTGGAAAATTGCCCAGTTCGATATTCCATATCTCTATAATCGTATTAAACGTATTATGGGTGAGGAATCCGTGAAGCGTCTGAGCCCATGGGGTCGCGTCTATTACAAAAACAACGTGTTCAAGGGCCGTCTGGAACATACGACTGTTATTGTGGGTATCTCGGTTCTTGACTACATTGATCTGTACAAGAAATATATCCCGACAAAGCAAGAGTCGTATTCACTTGGTCATATTGCCCAAGAAGAACTTGGTCACACAAAGGTTGATCACAGCGAGTATGCATCGTTTAATGAGTTTTGGCAAAGCGATTGGCAAAAGTTTACCCACTATAACGTGGTTGATACGACATTGGTGAAGCAGTTAGACGACAAGTTGCGTTTGATTGAGCTGGTGTTGACAATGGCATACGAAGCGAACATCAATTACGAAGACGTTTCGTCCCCGGTTAAATTGTGGGATGCGATTATCACTAACTATTGCTTGGATCGTGGTATTGTGTTGCCGCAGCAGCAAAAGGAAAAAGGTCAATTGCTTGACGGTGCGTATGTTAAGGCACCTGTCCCGGGTTGGTATAAGAGTGTGGTGGCGCTTGATGCGACATCGCTGTATCCGTCTATTATTATGACGAACAACATTAGCCCAGAAACATGGCAAGGTAATTGTGGTTTAGGTATTGATGATTTCTTAGCTGGTGTACCTGTTGAGGTTGATGAGAACTTTGTTGTCACTGCCGCTGGCGCTGTGTATAGTAAAGACAAGCGTGGAATCTTGCCTGAGTTGGTTGAGCATTATATGAAACTTCGCAAGCAAGCGAAGCATTCTATGTTAACACTCGAGCAAGAATTGGAAGATGTTAAAACTGAACTTGCTGCTCGTGGTATTTCTTATAAGCAGACGTAGTCAAATATCTAATATTTTTGTTAATAAGATAAACTTCAGACGAAACTTTACAATACGTATTGTCAACTAAATCAAAAACGACCACCATTTTTTCATTGTAGGGTTTTGGTATTCCGGATAGTCGCTCGCTAATCAATTTTTTAGTGGTTTCTGTTAAATGTGTACCTTTTAATAGTTTTCCTCTAAATCTGTTATTTGTAGCAATTTTTTCACGGTGACTATCAGACTTAGGCCTTTTCATTTTTTGTTTAGTTTCTTCTGAATGACGTTTGTTACTTGAAATTACACTTAAATTATCTTTGAATTTTTGTGTACGTTTTATTCCTTTATTACTAGTTCCGTCAAAATTTGGTATAGCAGTGCCTAGATTAAAATACATAGGTGATTTTACTACATTAAATTGTTCGTGTATGTATTGTTCTTTAATATAAGCCGCCCGCCTATTTTCGTGTAAAGAAATAATCTTAGTTTTAAATAGATGTGGATTATTGTTTAGTTCTTGTTTATAAATTGTTTTGAATTTTCTTGAAGAGACAGATCCGTGATACCCTTTATTGATTTTGTCTACAGAAGTTGAACCGATGTAAAATGGAGGAAGTTTGTTGCCAGAATAAAAGGTAACGTAGGTGCAATAAATATTTGTGCTGGTCATATAGTCCTTTAGCGAGGTTGATTAGAGTAGATGGAACCGCCAAGTTCGCGATCTACAATATTATTTAGTGTTTTGAAATTTTAACGTATAATTAATTATGAAAAATATGACAAATGAAGACCTCTTAAACAAGGTTAGATCGCTTCCTGATCAAATTGCTGCTCTAGATTCGAAACAGATGGCGTTCAAGACAGCAATGAATAGTTTGTACGGTGCAACGGCTAACGAGTATTTCCGATTCTTCAAACACGATCACGCTGCATCTATTACACTGAGTGGTCAGTATGTTTTGCGTACAGTGGAAGAGAAGATCGACGATGCATTGAACGCATTGTTCAAAACTGACGGCATTAAGTATCTGATCTACATTGATACTGACTCGTTGTATTTCACCTTGGATGCGATGTTTACTCAATATAACATTGCTGATGATAAGAAGATTAAGGCAATCGAGAAGATAGCTAAGGATAAGATTACTCCAATTGTCAATAAGTATTGTCAAGAGTGTTGCGATAAGATGCGTTCTCATGAGAACCGCTTAAACTTCAAACTTGAAATTGCTGCTGATAAAGCAATCTGGATTGGTAAGAAGAAGTACGCGCTCCGGGCTTACTCTAGTGAAGGTGTTACATTCGCTAAGCCGAAGTTCAAGGTTAAGGGTCTGGAAATGGTTCGTAGCTCTACTCCACGTTTTGTTCGCGATAAGTTGAAGGTGGCATTGGATATAGTGTTTGATGGTACTGAGAAAGATACACAAAAGTTTATTGAGACTGTACGCACTGAGTTTATGAAACTCCCGTATCAGCAAGTAGCATTCCCTCGTGGTGCTAATAACTTGCTAGAGTACAGTGACAAGACTACCATCTATCAAAAGGGAAAGGGTATGGGTACACCGATCCAGGTACGTGCTGTATTGCTATACAATCACTACCTGCGTCATTACAAATTGGATGGAACATATCCGATTATCGGTGAGGGTGAGAAGATCAAATTCATGTATTTGAAGCTACCTAACAAACTGCGCGAGAATGTAGTAGCATTCCCAGCAGAAGGTAAGATTCCGGATGAGTTTGGTATCATCAGCCATATTGACTATGAAGAACAGTTCAATAAGACGTTCCTCGCAAGTATGGAGATTATCCTGAACGCTATCAAATGGAATGCAATTGAGACTAGTTCTTTGGAAGATTTCTTCGCGTAACAGTTAAACTGATAATTTTGAAACCACATATAACTGTTATATAATTGACTAACTGTAAAGGAAAAATATGAGTCTACTAGAAACATTGAAAAAGAATAGCACTGTAAAGCAGTCGGCGATTCTAGCGGAGAGCAAATTCTTCGACGAAACAAAGGTACAAACAAGCGTGCCCGCAATGAACATCGCCTTGGGTGGTGCTCTTGATGGTGGCTTTGGATGTGGTCTTACTATTTTTGCAGGTCCGAGTAAGCACTTCAAAACCAACTTCACTTTGTTCATGTTGAAGGCATACATGGATGCTCATAACGATGCTGTGTGCCTATTTTATGATAGCGAGTTCGGTTCACCTCAAGCCTACTTTCAATCGTTTGGAATTGATACGTCGCGTATCCTGCACACTCCAGTAACTAACATTGAGGAATTGAAGTTTGATATTATGCAGCAACTCGAAAACATCAAGCGTGGTGACAAAGTGTTTATTGTTTTTGACTCGCTAGGTAATATTGCGTCAAAGAAAGAAGTTGACGATGCTCTAGATGGAAAGTCAGTTGCTGATATGTCACGTGCAAAACAGCTAAAGGGGTTTTTTCGCATGGTGACACCACATCTCAAGATGAAACAGATACCTATGGTTGTCGTTGCACATACATATTCAACTCAAGAACTGTATTCTAAACAAGTAGTGTCTGGCGGTCTGGGTGCATATTATAGTGCGGATCAAATTTTTATACTTGGTCGTCAACAAGAAAAAGACGGTACGGAAGTTACTGGATATAATTTTGTAATCAACGTTGAAAAGAGTCGTTTCGTTCGTGAGAAGTCTAAGATTCCAGTTACTGTGTTACACGGTTCTGGTATTAGCAAGTGGAGTGGACTATTAGACATGGCATTGGACAGCAAGTATGTTGTCAAGCCAAGTAACGGATGGTACAGTCGCGTCGACGCTGATGGAGTTGTAGAAGATAAGAAGTGGCGTCAGGCTGACACAGACTCTCAAGCATTTTGGGGCTCAGTATTAGCTAATACTGGATTCAAAAAATATATAACTGATACATACCAGGTTTCATCCGGCGATATGATTACTGATGAAGAAATTGACGAAGAAATGGGCGCAGCATGAACCTACAAGAAATTATTAGTGGATTAACGATGCAGGATCATGGCGAGCATGATACTGCTATTACAATTAACCATGGTGACTTCAAAGGCGTGACGTTCAAGTTTGGGCGTACTTGGTTCCCGGATCCAGAACAACCAATCCTGTCGTTTGAATACGACTTGATAAGTGAAGCTATTCCAAGTGACAAAGCACAACCAGAGTTCCGCTTGCTGTTGGGTAACATTCTGAGCAATATGCTTATCAAAGCAATTGAAACAGAAGGTGTTGTCTACACTGGTGGTCGTGAAGTTCAGGAAGTAATTGAAGGAGATGGCGGAGAATATTTGGATGTCAAGCCAATACCGCGTATAATTAGTGATACAGCTAGCAAGAGTAAAATCCTGCTCCCCGAAGATTACAAAGTTCCAGAACCTGAGTATGGCACTCGTATGTCACGAAACCTTTTATCCGGACTTTAAATGCGTGTTGAAGATCAGATCCTTTCCAACTTAATTACTAATGAAGATTTTACTAGAAAGTGTCTACCGTTTCTAGAAGTTGCTTACTTTGTAGAGAAAGCTGAACAAGCAATTCTAGTAGAGGCAACTGGTTTCTTTACAAAATATAATCAGCTAGTCACTAAGGATATTCTCAAGGTTGAACTTGGGAACCGTAGTGACTTGAGTGAGAGTGTTTTGGAAAAGGCGAATGAGATAATTGACACACTTCCGTTGGAGAAGTCAAATGTTGAGTGGTTGACTGGACAAACTGAACAGTTCTGTAAGGACAAAGCAGTTTATAATGCAATCTTGAAATCCATCAAGATCATTGAAGGCGCGGACCCAAGTAAGACCCAGGACGCAATTCCTGGACTGTTGACAGAAGCGTTATCTGTTTGTTTCGATACAGCCGTGGGTCACAACTATGTTGATGACGCTGGATCCCGTTGGGACTTCTATAATCGTAAGGAAGAAAAGATTCCATTCGACTTGAAGATGCTCAATAAGATTACCCAAGGCGGTATGGCTCGTAAAGCCGTTTACTGTGTTGGCGCTCAATCCGGTGGCGGTAAGTCATTGCTAATGTCACACGTTGCAGCTGCAACTCTACGTCAAGGTAAAAATGTTCTATACATTACTTTGGAAATGGCGGAAGAACGTATTGCTGAACGTATTGATGCGAACATGTTGCGCATTGATATTAGCAAGCTCGGTGAGATGACTCGCGATGAGTTTACCACTAAGATTGACAAAGTTCAGTCTAAGAATCATGGTAAACTATTCATCAAGGAATACCCAACTGGCTCAGCGCACGTTGGTCACTTCCGAGCTCTTCTAGAAGAGTTGAAGGTAAAGCAAGGATTTATTCCAGATCTAATCATCGTTGACTATCTGGGTATTTGCGCATCAAGCCGTATGAAAATGGGCGGAAGCGTGAACACTTATTCGTATGTTAAGGCTGTGGCGGAAGAGCTTCGTGGACTATCAGTTGAGTACAATGTCCCAATCTTTACTGGTGCACAGTTGAACCGTGGCGGTTTCAATAACAGCGAAGTAGAGCTGTCGGACACCGCGGATTGTATTCACGTAGATTCTTTAGTTACTATGAAATCTGGTGAAAAACGTAGAATTATAGATTTAATTCCCGGAGATCAAATTATAGATCATGAAATGTACAAAACAGTAACAATGGTACATCATCCAAAGAAAAAAATCTGCTACAAAATTACTACACAATCTGGAAAAACACTAACAGTGAGTTCTCAGCATGTATTTCCAACAAATTATGGAAGACTTTCTATAGACACTGGTCTTTCTATAGGTCAAAAGTTAAAAACACTAAATAAATAGTCATAAAAAATCAATAACATTTTATGCCTATTTCAAAATGGAATATTTTCCCGAACAAATATGATTTGGATCAATTGAAGAAAATTAGTGCTGAAAAAAGAGGGTTTGAATATTTTGTGATTTGGGAAAATGAAGATCCGCATCAAATTATTGATAAAATTTTAGAGAAAATATATGACTATATTAAATGAAGAAGATTCTAATCTTCTATGGGCTCATGCTACTAATTTACATAGCCGTGGGAATTTTATTGGTGATTTAGACGTTTTTGGTATATATGATATTCTTGAAAAAGCCTTTATTGAAAAAACAGAAAGAGATAATTTTACTGATTCAAAAATCTCATATGATGATGAAATTGTTAGCATAGAATTAATTGGCGATCTGGACACTATTGATATATCAGTTACTGGTGATAATTTATTCATATGTAATGATATATTAACAAAAAATTCTATGGGTCTGGTAATGACATTAGATGTGTTCTTTGCGTTGATTCGTACTGATGAGCTGGATGAACAGAACAGCATTATGATCAAGCAATTGAAGAACCGTTACGCTGACCCAGGTCAGGATAAGCGTTTTATTGTTGGATTAAACAAACCGAAGATGACATTTTACGATCTTGAAGACAGCGCCCAAGGTGCAATTCTTCCAGAAGCGACTAACAAGACATACGCACCAAGGAAGCCAAATGAAGAAAAGCAGCCCAAAGCAACCGGTACTCCAGTCTGGGAAGTCAAAGGCAAGAAAGCCCTTAACGACGCTGGTTTTACCTTCTGAACTGAAAGTCATATTCAAGCAGCAACTAGCTGAAGCACCACGCACTGATTACTTGCTAAATTATTTCACTTTTAATGGAAAGTATGTTACACTGCATTCAGTAAAACTTTGGGAGTTAGGAAGTTTGTGTTCAAAATATATTTTTGAAAAAGATGACCAAAAAGGGCATTTTCTACCGGTTTTCCGGAATCTTGAAAATTTAGAACACTAAATAAAATATATGTTAAAACAAATCTCCTCATTGCAAGTTACACGACTTGGTTGCCATTTTGAGCAATCAAATGTATATACACCTGCGATTGAACTGAATGCAGGATGGGATTGGTAACCGGGCTTTTGTAACTAGAATATCTACAAAAGCCCACTAGAAATAGATGGGCTTTTTTAATCGGTAAACATTATGACAAAGATTTTAGCTCTTGATGTAGGTGGAACTCCGCGAAGTTGGATTAGTCTAAACGACGCTATCACTTACCACGCAAAGGGTAACGTTGCATGGCAATGGGGTGATAGTCGCTTCACTGCTCGCGGTGGTTACCAAAAGAATGGTGAACAGTCTGTAATTGAAACTGCTGGTATCATTGCAGTGAAAGCTGAAAGTGGCTTTGCAATTGAGAAGGTTCGTAAAGAGGTTGTCCTGTCTAACCGGACATTGTTTGGTCGAGATTGTGATACTTGTGCTTACTGTGGTCGTTCATTCGGTCGTAACAAGTTGAGCCGTGATCACATCCATCCAAAGAGTAAAGGTGGACAAGACGTTTGGATGAACGTTGTAACTGCTTGTCGTGACTGTAACTGCGACAAGGACGATTTGACATTAAAGGAAGCTGGCATGGAACTATTGTACCTGCCATATGTTCCAAACTATGCTGAAAAGTTACTGTTAGAAGGACATCGTATCTTAGCAGACCAAATGGATTTCCTAAGAGAACGGTTACCAAAAAACAGTCGTTTACTTTAATTAATTAGTATGTTATAATACATACATGGTAGCAAATGATAGAGTTAGTTACCGAAAGCTCATTAAAAGTTTAAAGCAGGTTGTGAATCACCCTACGGTGATTATGGTAGCTCTGGGTATAAACTCCTAAGAGTGAGGTCAACGAAAGTTTACAGGTTGGTTGATCCTTCTTGTATGTAATGATTCCTGCTTAAACATTATTTCACTTTAATTAATTAGTGTGTTATAATTGAGACTTACAGACAGCGATCATCGTATCGTGTACAAAAGCTCGGAAGGCTTAGTATTGTCTAATTGTTTTTTAAAAATTAGTTCGATAGATTTCCTCTACATCGACTGGAAACGGTCCAATGTCGGGAGACAACAGGTGGGTATTCACCCCGGTTGGAGGAATCATTTCAAAGTGTTAGCATCCGGTTAAACTCCGGTAGTTTCTGAGACGTCGGGTACATAGCCAGCTAACACTTTGAAATGATTTAATTCACTTTTATTCATTTTTGTGTTATAATTATGACATGAAGACAAACAAAGTAAACCGTAAAGTACGTTCAGATCGTAACCATGTTATCTATATGATGACATGTGTTAAGACTGGACAAGAATATATTGGTGTTACCGTTGTGCGTAAAGGCAACGTAGACAAGTCGATTCAGATACGCATGACGCAACATTTGCATCGTGCCTGGATTGAAGAGTCAGATCGCGTCTTCGCTACTGCATTGCGTAAGCACAGTGCTTGGACAGTTGATACGATGATGGTGGTTCGCGGACGTGCAGAAGCGTTTGCGATGGAATCAGCAATCATCAACAGTTACAAGCCAACACTAAACATGACAAAGAAGAACAAATAATAACAAGAAATTATAGGTTACTAGTGTAATAATAGATCTCAGATGTAGAAGCTGCATGACGGTCTCCAAAATCGTTCGGCACGGAGCGTTACCGTGGGGGTCTGCCAAATTTGATAGCTCTAATGATAAACTATCCGCATCTCAGTCAATGCTGTAACCAGCAAGAATTCATCCCGTAAGACTAGAAGCTGGTCAATTGGCTTTCAACCAATAGGAATGGGGGCAGTACCCATACGGGATACCAAGACGGAACCTGTCTACATAGCAAAGTCCCACAATAATGGGTGGCTCAGGTGTCAGAAAACTGTAGAAGAATATTGGAGATGGAAAGCTGGTGGCTTCAGCACCGAGTCTGTAAAACTCGTCCTTTGGGGAGTGGATCGAAACCACACATCTCCACCAAGATACTAAGACATCAATTAGTAAGATAGTAGATGAAAACCGAGCCAGGTAAGATTGTCTGGTCTTCAACTAACCGCACCTACGCGGAACAAGTTGACGAACGATGAGCAAAGTCGGTCCAGTAGGGTATGAAAATTGATGTTGGCGGTGATGCTGATTAAGGACAGAAGCGGGAAGACCCTTGTTGGACATTCCGCGCCGCGTATTCCTTAAAGAATTTGCGGGTGTACGCTAATAGGTAGTGCGAACAGACTTAAAATCTGTTGGTTGAAGGTTCGAATCCATCCACCCGTACCAAATTTTGCGATTGTGCAGGGACTTGGTAGACCGAGCAGTTTCAAACA